AATATATGACACAATTAAAAGAGGTTCAAGAGTTTGCAACGGGTATTATTAAAGATTATCCACTTGATAGCCAATCGCCAAGAGTTTTGTTAGCCTTGGCAAGTGTTACACCAAACGTTTTAAAACAATTTTTTGAATTAAATAAAGGTAAAACACCAGAACATATCTATCATTTATTGGCTCGTAGCGGTTCTATTGATAATTGGCTTGACGCTTACGCTCTTGTTGCTTATATCAATGATTAAAGAAAGGGTAGAGTATGGAAACATATTTTTTCAAATTCTATTACGTTTATAGGGACGAACCTTATAAGGCTTATGTTAGAGTTATTAAGCTATCATTTGCAAAATCATCAGCTAGAGACTATAATACAATAAGGGCAAGGCTTAAATGTGATTTAGGGTTTAAGCTAAACCCAACTAAACTTTTAGTCTTTAAAGACGGAAAATATGAGTATTTAAGTAAAGAGGGTTTATAGAATGATAGCTAAATTTCAGATTATTCTTGAGGGGTAACGCCTCTCAAGATTCAATGCTTAAAAACATTTTCAGATGAAAGGCTGGAAGCAGAAAGAAAATACTATCTTATTAAAGGTTTTTCAGAATATTCTGAAAATTTGTTTGAAAGCAAAAATAAAAAAGAGTTGATAATATTTGAGAATATCAAAGACCTTAAATTTTCAAAATATAGTCATTATTGCTTAAAATCAGCTTATGAACGTTTTATACAAGGAAGGGAGCGATATTAGTATGGATTGTTTAGAAAAGATTTTTCCTAGTGAAATTGAAAGGGTTAGAAAGATAGTTAAATTATATCATTTTGATTATTGCCCTTATTCTTCATTAGAACTTATAAAACAGTATTTTAAGGATAAAATCGAAGAAATAGAAGATTTTTATATTCACGATTATAATTTAATTGATGTTTATCCTCAATATTTGAGTGATGGTTCTAAGGTTTATAAAGGTTCTTTTGAGGTTATTTATTTATCAATAGAAAGGGAATTATATAAACTAGGGTTTTAGTAAAATGAAAAATTCATATAACAAATTAAATAAAAAGGGACGTTTCTGGTTCTGGTGGTTCGCTTCTTGCAATCTTGCTATACTGGTTTTTCTAGTGATTATGTCACTACTGACCTATACCATTTTCAAGCAACAAAAACAGCTTGAGCAACATCAAAGAATCATTACGAAGTTAAAGCGAGAAAACGATAGCAACACGGCTTCTATCTTGCGCCTTGTCGCTTATTTAGAGAATGTAGGGGGTTGATACTATGGAAGACAAAACACGCTTAGAGGGGCAAGAAATAGCCTTACAATTTGAAAACAGTTTAAGACTACACGGACAAAAGATTGCAAGCCTGACCGCTTCCAGCGTTCGAGGTATGGTAACGCTTGATGAACTGGTTATACATTCATTTACCAGCTATCTTGAAATGCTTTCAGAAATGATGAAAGCATACCCTGACGGCTTAGACAAGGCAAGGCTTACCCAGCAACTGATAAACCTACATCACTCTTTTTCACTAGCTGGATATGAAAAACACATCAGCAACTATAAACAGCTTGAAAATCACTATTTACAGAAATACAATCAGATGAATAGCGTCCTGTCTGCCATCTGCTCCCTTGCTCTGGACAATCCAGATGAGGACGCTTATAAAATCATAGCAGAATATAAAAACAGCTAGTAGAAATTTTCTACTAGCTTTTATTTGTTATGAAAGTATTTCATTTACTTTGTCTTGAACTGCTTGAGGGTCATAACCTGCATTTGCCAAGCTGTCATAACGCTCTTGACCGTTGCCCCAAAGCCCTTGAATGACTTCGTTGGCTACGGTGGTAAGGTCTGCAACTTCTCCAGCGTTTAAGATTTCATTCACTTTGTCTTGAACTGCTTGAGGGTCATAACCTGCATTTGTCAAGCTGTCATAACGCTCTTGACCGTTGCCCCAAAGCCCCTGAATGACCTCGTTGGCTACGGTAGTAAGGTTTGCAACTTCTCCATCGTTCAATATTTCATTTACCTTGTCTTGAACGGCTTGAGGGTCATAGCCTGCATTCGCTAAACTGTCATAACGTTCTTGACCGTTGCCCCAAAGCCCCTGAATGACCTCGTTGGCTACGGTAGTAAGGCTTTTTAGAGTGCTTTCACTGCTTACATCATCTTCATCGTCTAACAAGACTATATTTTTATCAAACGGATTGCTAGAATACTGCCACCATCTTATCCCGTCCATAGATGGAAAGTATTCAAAGTTAGCTGTACCATCATTTAAGCCATAACCTGCAATCCATAGAGAATTAGGGAACTGTTTTAAAATTTGCTGATAGTCCACGTTCTCAACTGTGAAAGGTTTATAACTATAATAAATAGGCTTATAACCAGCGTCTGCGATAATTTGCATAAAGCGCAAACATGCTGTAGTGTTTCTTTGTACGCTTGCGCTTGCGTGGTCTTCATAATCCAATACAAGGTATTTAACTTGCTTAGGTACGTTAGCAAGGAAATAGCGTGCTTCTGCTTCGGCTTCTTCTTCATTTCCACCAAACCAAGCAAAATGATAGAACCCGATAGGGTTTGACTGGCTCACTTGAGCAGACAAGCAAGGGTTTAAATAGCTTGTACTTTCTGACACCTTAATAATTGTGTTTGTTGTCCCTGCTTCTTCCAAAATTCCTGAAATGTCGTAGCCTTGATGGCTTGCAACGTCTACAAATAAATCATTTTTCTTAACCATTATTTCTTTTCTCCTTTAAATTCTTCTAGCAGGTCTTTTCCTGCGTCTAGTTGTGCGGTGTATTTCTGTAGCTCTTCTTGAACTCTAGCCGTCATAAACTTGGGAATAAATACACCCATAACAGCGAGATTTTCCATAATTGACAAGGCATAATATAAGTTAATGATAACCAGTAAAATCTGACCGACCGCCATAGCGTGAATATAGGTCAAGAATACCGCTACAAAGTAGTAAAAAATGAATGTTAAGGTATGTTTGATAACTCCTTTTAACCCTGTCCAGCTATCTGTCACTTTCCATTTCCAAGCCTTTAAAAAGCCTGTGATAAAGTCAAACAGAATTAAAGCAAAGAGAATTGTGATATAGTCGCCTTTAGCAACCTCTAGCATAATATTATATAACATGATTGATTACCTCTATAAATTTGTTTTTAGTTTCTAAATCTTCATAAATAAACATATTCTTTAAGTATAGACTCCTTAAAGTCTTACCTAGTGCGCTGGACTTGTTCAAGTACACAAACCCGTCTTCCACCTGTTCAACTTCCAAACAATAAGCGGTCAAATTTTTGTCAAAGCCTTTAGCGATATATACCATATTGTCGATATAGTACCCTGTTAAAAAAGTACCGTCACAATAGAAACTATAAAGCCTAGATTTCAAGCCTTTAATCTTCGCTATATTCTTATCGTTCTTAATCTGGAACTCGTTATTAGCAACGCTTTCATAAATGCTGGACTTACTCAAGAGTTTAAAGAATCCGCTATCTTTTTCTTCCTCGGTCTGGAAAGCTGAGTGAGGGGGGAACTCTATCAAGGTTGCATATTGTTTCATATTGTAAAAGCGCTTGCCGTTGTCATCGTAGAATTTCAGAAAGGCAAAATAGGGATTGTTGAAATTACTTGCATTTGATAGTAGATAAGCATGGCAACCGTCACGCCTACGAAAAACAGAAAAGATAAAGTTTAGTAACGCTTCCACTTCGTTATCAAGATACCTCTTTTTACTGGTAACGTCTATCAATACCTCATCGTAGAGAATACTCATAACCTCATCATACTCTGACCCTTTCAAGTCTACCCAAGTAGAAAGGCTCTTGAGATAGCAAACGATTTTCCCGTTAAGTATTATCTTGGTAGAGGACAAAACAAGTATATTTTCTTCCTCTTCCATGTTGTCAGCTCTGAAAACAATCTTAGTATGAATTTTGCTAGCGTCACTGTCAATCACTTCAAAATTAGTGAAAACTTGCTTAAGCAATTCTGTAGTAAAAAACTTGTCCTTGTCGATACGGTCAAGCTCTGACTTGTTCCGCCTTAAATATATGAATTGCTCCCCTTTCTCAATAAACCTCTTAAACAGATATTTCTTGAGTGCAAAGGTCTTTCCAATCCCACGCCCACCTATAACAAAATTAAGATACTGGTTATAAGATAGCATTTTCTGCGGATTGTACCATTTTTCTATTTGTTCGATAAAAACCACTCCTTTCTATTTCATTATATCATATTTTTAAAAATTCGGATTGTTTTTCTGAATGTCAAACAAAATCTTGTCTTCTTTGTTTGCTGAATAGTTCCATATCCTTACACCTGATTGAAAAATAGCCTGAATAGCGTTCATGTGCGACTGGTTTGCTCTTAATGTTCCAAGGTTGACGTTAATCATCTTGATATAATTAAACCGCTTTCTTGACCTCATCACGCTTAAAGCGTCATTAGTAAACCAGTTGACAAGCACCCCGTAACATTTGATATACTCGTTCGCTCGTCCCATGATTTCCTTTTGAGCTAGAGAGACTTTCCAATATACGTCCGTCAGCCTGTTCCCACTCTGGAAACTCAAGTCGTTCCCAATCTGCTGGACACTGATAGGTTGGTTCTGTAGGTCTGCCATCGTAGCGTTGTAAGCCCTGATAGACTGGTCTAGTGCTATCTTAGATTTCATGTTAGCAAGTGCGTTTGATTGAGATTTCAAGGCGTTGTTTTCACTCGTGAAACCTTGCTGTACTACTTTATCATTATAACCACGGTTAGCGTTAAAAACTTTCATACCACCAGAAGCAAGCCCACCAAGTGCGCCCCCAAAGTTACCCGTTAACAAGTTCCCAGCCACGTTTAAGATACCGCTTGCGCCCTCTGTCCATTGGTTGATGTTGGCGCTGTCTACGGCAAATTGTGCGTTATAGCTGGCTTGTGAGTTAGCGGTTGCGACTTGCTTGTTAGATAGGTCTATACTTTGCTTAAGCATTTCCCTATTCTCTTTAAAGGTTAGCTGTGTGTGTTCCATCTGGTTCTTGTGACCCTGAATATAGCTGGCTTCTTGGTCGTTGAGGATTGCAACGCTCTTTCCTGTCACGTCATTAAGCCCGTACTTGAAATGCTCTGGGTTATATTCTGCCCATTCGCCACTATTCAAATTTTCCAGAATGTTCTTATCTGCGTAGCTTACATTGTTAGCGTTGTTATACTCCAAGAAATTGATATGTACCTGATTACTATCCCCAAGGCTTCCACTTACAACCACTTTATACTTGTGATTTTCGTCTATCGTTCTTGGTAAATACTGCGGTTGGTACACATAGCTGTTCCCGTATATGTCATACAGCTCTATCTCCGTGAACTCACTATTTAATAGCTGTACCTCTATTTCTAGGTCGTCTTTACCCATATATGAGCGTAAGCCCTCTTGTATCTGGTCGTAGGCGATTTTTAACAAGTTCGGGATTTCATACACATTAGGGCGATAGTCAAAAAATCCGTCCACTTCAATAAGCAAGGCTTCCACGTCAAAGGCTGTTTTTGAGTAGTCGCCGTTGCCAAGTCGTCTGTCTCCCGTGTCGCCTGTGATTTCTCCAACGTCTCCACCTGCTACGACTTCGGGAGGGTAGATAATGCTTTCAATATTATCAACCGTATCTATTCCTGTCCGCTCGGTTGTGTAACCACTCCAAGCGTAGTTTTGCTCTATCACGTCGTAGCTTGAGCCGTTGACCGCTGAAATAACGGCGGTATGTCCCCAGATGTTGCTACCTGACGGGATATAGTTCACAATACAGCCTACCCGTAAATCAGCAAAAGACGGGTCAAAGCGGACTTTCCAGCCCACGGCTTCCCAGTTATAATCACCCCCAATGTTGCTGGCACTCATGCCCCTCTGCGTATCGCTTCCGCTAGCTTGTCTGCCGTTCCCGTTGGGGTTTGGGGTGTTGATACCTCCCCCGATGTCACAGCCGCCTAACAGTTGAGAATACAAAGCCACTAGCCCGTAACATTGCCCGTTACCAACACTTGTTCCCACTCTTGACTTGATTTCATTGAGCGCTTTTAGTGTTTCTGTTGCTTCTGCCATCTTTTACCCTTTCTGTAGTTCGTCTTGAATAGTAGAAACCCACGCTTCCGCCTGTGCGATTCGTTCGCCCTCTTTATAGGCTACACCCTCCCAGTTATTCATAAAGTCGCTTGCATTGGTGCTGGCGCTTGATGATGAACTGGCTACACGTCTAAACGTGTCGGCTCGGCTCTCTTGGTTCATAAATTGAAATTGTAGGTTAAAGTCCCATAGGCTCTTACCTTGTTCGTGCGCAAAGTTCAAAAGATTTTCAGCCCTTGGACCCGTCCACTGTCCTATCCCAATACCTATCCAGTGCTTACCGTCACTTCCTCTATATCCAGCTTCATTTAAGCTGATAGAGTAGAGACTGGCAAAAGCGCCCCAGCTTCCCATAAGGTTCTCCGCTGTTGGCTCTGATTCCATTTTGTCGTACTCGTAGCCTGTAGCATAGTCTGCTTCGTATTTCTTGGCTGTAACGTTGCTTTCTGCTGAAAAGTTCCCGATAATTCCAGCGATACCCTCCGCTGTTGCGTCTGGTACTAGCTTCTTAATAATTCGGGTTACTAACCTAACTCGGCTTTCTTCGGTTGACGTGTCGCCCTCTTCGTTGGTGCTTCCACTTCCTCCACTTGAACTACTTCCAGAACTTCTATAATTCCGTGTATTCTTGCGCCCAATCTCTGCAACGCTTCCTGTGATATTTGACAAGATTTCTATATAGGTCTTGTCGCCGTCCGTTGTCTCCTTGTATTTTACCCCAATATCTCGGCTTAAGTACATGTTGACAATCTGGTTGACGGTGCTACTGCCGTCTTGATTCAAGCCAAACAAGTGCTTGTAAAGGTTTTCAAGGTAAAAGCTATCATACTTTTTGCCTTGGAAAATAAAAGGCTTAGACGCTCCACTTTTTAAATTTACAGGGATAAAAAAGTATTTAAAAGTCTTTTGCATGCCTGAATAACTCATATTGACGGGGCGGTTTGTCTTAGTCGTCATTTTAATAGTAGGCTTCGCCACAACTACAAGCCACTCTGTATCTATCCCGACTTCTCCAGCCCGTGTAGCGTACTTTGTACCAACTGAAAAGCCTTGCTGACTGTCTTTCAGCGCCCACAACTCATTAGGCAATGTCTGCTGTTCCACTTGCCCAATCACGTTCAAGGCTTTCAGCTCGTGCTGGTAGGTGTTCCATACGTCTACTTCATATATAATGCGTGTAGCGTCTTCATTGATATAAAGCACGTCAAAGACAAAGGCATAGTAAGTACGTCCATTATTGATAAACCTCATATAAGTTACATTCTCATATTTCTCCACCCGTCCAGAAACTACGACTGAGCCGTTACGCTGTGTATATTGAAACTTATCATATTCATACACAATTTCTATATGCGGATTCTTCTTCGTGAAAAAATCCTCCATAGCTTCTTTTGTCTCAAAATTGAGTACATTAGCATAGTCATTTTTAAACGGGCTTTTTGCATAAAGCCATATTTTAGTAGATTCTTGCATAGTCTCTCCTTTAAAAATAGGAGGGCTGAAACCCTCCCTTATTGTTGTCCTATCTGTCCTTGTCCTATCCATTGACCCGACTTTCTCATGCTGTGCGGTGCGCTGACTGCTTGCCCGACTGCGTTTGAGGGTTGGGCGCTGATGTCTTTCCAACTGCCTTTTCTCTGTTGGAAGATACCGCTTGGACGGTTTAAGGTCTTAAAGATTCCGCTCTTACGGATAGCCCACGGCTTGATACTCTTCTTATTAGGATTGTATAGAAACATACCCACATAAAATGAATTGTTTGAGTATTGCCCGTCTGGATAGCTGACGCTGATATTTAAGGCGGAGGCAGAGGAACTGCCCTCGGCTGGTATAGTGACGGTAAACTCTTGAGAACTCTCGTCATTTTTAATCACTTCATCGGTTGTATATCCGCTAAACGTCCAGATAGTCTGACCGTTTACCCTGATGTCATATTCTACCCGATACCCAGCATTTGAGCTGACCCGTTTAGACCACCAGAAAAGCGCTTTAACCCTGATTTTAGCTGTGATAGAGTTGTCTGCGTTGGTTGTCTCTTCTAGGATTTCAACGGATTCCCCCCAAAACCTCATAGACGCCCATACAGACGGGTCATTTTGCCCGTACTGTATATAGGTCGTGTTTCCGTTGGTCATGTAACCGTAGTCTGTGTCCCCTGAGAACTGCCAAGCGTTTGCATAGGCTTGCGTCCACGGGGGTATACCTGTACCAAAGTTTTCCACGTTGGCGTTTGTAGATGTTGAAAATTTTAACTGTAAAGGCATTAGATACCTCCTGCGAGGTCGTTCTCTGTGCTTCCGTTGTTGGTTCTGATAAAGCTAGCACCGTCTGGCGTTCCACCGAATACGTTAATGTTACCCGTTGCGATGTTGCGCCCTTGGTTAAATCCACCAGTCAAGCCACCAGTCCAAGCGCCTGAACCCTCAAGGTTTTCAATGATTTTGCGCAAAGCGTTTTGCAAGCCTGCGTTAGCATTTTCTAGGGCTTCGATTCTCTCCTTGAGTGCATTGTTTTCCGATGTGATACGCTCGTTTAACTTAGCAACTTCCTGCGTGATTCTGTCATCAAGTTTCTTGATTTCTTTTTCTAGCTTATCATTTAAAGCGTCAATCCGTCCATCAAGTCGCTTAACTTCATCATCTACCTTTTTCTCAAGCTCAGCGATTTTCTTATTGACCTTAGCTATTTCTGCGTCAATGTAAGGCTTGATAATCTTGTTATAGTAGATGTCTGCTTTTTTGTTAAACCAGTCGTCCGCTTCCTTGCTCTCCATATAACGGTGGATAAGCAAGGGGATAAGTTGCTCCAAGAGTTCGGTCAAAGCGTTCTTATAATCTTCTAGTTCACTTTCCAGCGCCACAAAATCATCTAGTAGTTGCTTAAAGGCACGCTGTAGCCAAGCCAAAAGCTCGTAAATAGAATTGGCATTATCAAAGCTGGTAGGAATTGAGGGGATAAGACCCCAACGCTCCACCCAGTAAGAAGAATAGCGCCCCCGATAAGCTCGGAAAAATTCATCTTTAAATTCTTCTGGATTCATGTGTTAAAATCCTTTCTTATTGTGGTACTGGTGCGGTGTTTTCACGGACTGGCGTATAAGATGGGTCTGGTGTCACGTCTGCGTTTACGTCTGTAAACCCACCGAATGGATAAGCATAAGTGACAAGGTCAACTTGAAAATCATTAGTTTTTTCTGGTAATGTAATAACTAAATCATTACCATCTGAACTATTAGAACATTCAACCCCTACACCGTTTTGTATGTGATTAAAAACTTGTCCACTTGGAACAAAAAGATTTTCATGAATTTTTTTACCATTTACAGTATATTCAAGTGAAATGCTTATCAATACACGATTTGAAACGCCATGAATAGAGTATTTTGCGCTATTTTGACCACTGCTTGAACCCTTAGCCCAATAAACCTTATGTAAAGTGTCAATATCCGAACCACTTCCAGCGTGTGCATTGATTTTAGCTTCTAACTCTTCTTTAGCCTTACGAATTTCATCTTCAACGTAAGTAGGAGATACCCCAACAGCTCCGCTTGTTTGGTCTCTTACAAAGTCTTTTAATTCTTCTTCTTTGGTTGAAAGCGTTGTATTTACATATTCTTTGAGTTCAGTTTCTTTTGTTGTAACTGCGCTTGTTACTACTTCATTAATTTTTTCAGTGATTTTAGTAGTGTATAGTGTGATAGAGGTTTCAGTTTTTGAAACGTCAATCAAGCCATCACTTCCAAGATTGAATTGTGTCAAGTCTTGGCTGATAGTTGCTGTCTTCTCTTGGTTCGGGTCTGTTCCCGTGGTTGTGTGAGCAATAGCGAGATAAGGCACGCTAGACGCTACTGTGTTTAGTTTGTCCTTGTCAGCGTTCAAAATTAGGTTAGTGTCCCCGTTCTTATCCTGCGACAAGTCAGCAAGCGCCTGCTTACCTTCGATTGATAGGCTTTCTACGCCTTGATGTTTCTGGAATTTAATCCATGAGTGAATGCCCCGAACCAGTTTAGTTGTTTTTGCCATCTTTTGATTCTCCTTTTGTTTTGTCAATAATTTTGATTGAGTTTGGATAGAGTTCTTTTAGGTCTGCTAGGTATTCAAGATACCGAACCAGTAAAACCCCTTTACGTCCTAACTTCTTTTTGTCAGCAATTAAAAGTGTGTAGCCGTTGTGCTTCTTGTACTTTTCTAGCTGGTCTTTAAACCCTAAATAGATACAGTCGCAAACGGTAGAAACACGGGCGCAAGATTGGTCTTTATCATCTCCGTGTCCCAGCACTTCAATCTGTAGTGTGTCCGTTGTTTCGGACAAGTTGATAATTATCATAATGTTTCATGTCCTCTTTCTGCTGTCATGATGGTGCGAGGTACTCCCTTTCTATCATTGGTTACATTGATTTTAAAGGTTGACCAATCTTCAAGTAGTTGCTGACCGTCAATCTCAACCCGTCTTTCTTGTAAACCTGTGATGTCCATCTGATAGTTAGGCGTTACGATAACCCCGTTATCCCAGTGTACCACCTCATTTACAAGGGGTATGCGTGAGAAATAGTTATTATCATCTATAACCCTAGCAAACCCTTTCAGCTTGCTTTTGCTGGTCAGCCTTTCAAAGCTATAATAAGCGCCCACAATCTTAAAGCGGATAAATAAAAGCGCCTTTGTAGATTGTAACGGCTGGTAGCTCTTTCTGATAGTCCAGAAAGTTTGGTCTTCAATGCTTTCATAATGATAGCTGATAGGCTTTAGCTTTATCCACAACTTAGCAAGGTCACCCAAGCGTCTGCTGTTTGACTGGATATAATATAAGCCATCATTAGAATAAGCAAAATCCTGAAAGCTGAAAAGCGTGATTTCTTCTAACATACTATCATATTTTAGTATTTTAGCGTTTGATAAATCTTTCATCTATGCACCTTTCTAAAAGATTTGTAAAAACAACTTATCGCAAATGTTGAAAATCTGGAATTGTATATCTTTCAATTCAGCATTATTTTGTAAGCGTTCGGCAAGGCTTGAACCGCTCCACCCTGAAACGTTGCTTTTTGTGTCTGCGTTGTTCTTCTGGTGGTTTTCTACCAAGTTATCAGCGTACTCTATAACCCCATAGCGGTCAGTAAATACAATTTCTTTTCGCTCTTGGGGTGTGGTGTTCGCAATCTGTAAGACTTGCCCATCTGCTTTCTGGTTTCCTACTGTGTCAATGTTCATTGATTGGTTTAAGTCCTTGATAGCCTTGTTCCTGATTTCAGCAAGATATTTAAAGAGATTGAAACACTCATTGTTTAGAACTTCCTCAAGCGCTATCTGGAATCTAGCGAAAGTCTCAAGTCCTATTTCCCTGTTGTAAAAGTGTTTGCAAAACTCTTTCTTGAAATTGTCTGAAACGCCGTTTACTAGCTCCATGTCCTTGAATAACTCGTTATAGGTCTTGTCTATAATGATGTTATAATGCAGAAAGTCGCCGTTTTCATCTACTGCCAAGCCGTCCAGCCGTCCCGTCACGGGATTTCTATATCTGGATTTTAAAAAGGTTGCAATCGTTGCTGTCGTGTTATTCTGGGTCAATGATTGTCCCCTCCTTTTCTGCAAGGTCTAGCGCCACTTTGTCAAGATTAAACTGCTGGATAGTTTCCGCTGGTTTCACGCTGATTTCTAGCCCGTAGCATTTATTGATAAGCTCAACGAATTTTCTTCTGGACTTCCAGCCTACTTCAATGTTCGCTGAGATAACCCCATTATTAGAGATTGCCTCAGATACTACCAGACGCTCTTTTTTGTCTGACGGGTTATTGTTTATCCCAATAAAGGTCAGGAGCTGGTTCATCACTCGTAACTTCTCATCGTGTAACTTATCCAGTAAAAAAGGTGCGTCCGTTCTGAATACTTGGATATAATCAGATAATTGCTTAAAGCTGTCTTGTCCGTCTTGGTCTTTCTGCTTGTTCAGATATACCACGGGTTCAAAATTGGCTATTTTATTAAAGATGTTCTTCATAGAAAGCACGCTATTGTTGTCTACAAAGATAAAATAAGGTGTTATCTGTGCATTTCTGTTTAATTGAATAGTCAGCTCAATGTCTGCCAACTTTTCGCAAAATAACTCTAAATAGCCTATATACGGCTCATAGAAATTATTATTAGGAATCACAATACAAGGTCGTTTAATCTTGTCTGGGTTGTCCTCGTGTAGTTCTGAAATTACCCTAAAATCGTTTTCAGTATAAGCGATTTCCATTTGTTTAAAATAGTTCATACTGCTAGCATTAACGGGTTGATAGGTCAAGGGCTGGTCATAATGATTTAAGCGTTCCCCACGTGTTCCACCTTGGGCGATATATCCAAACGTGTCATCATGGAAGAAAGCCACATGTCCGTTTTCTATCAGCTTTTTCTCTATGAAAAGCTCGTCAATGTCATTAGGCAAACCCTCCCAAGTGAAATAATTTACCACGATATTATAGAAATAATTGAAATAAAACTCAAAAAAGGCTAAACGGTTGCGCTCTACGGTTTCTTTGTTCAGTTCAATCTTACCCAGATGTCGCTTGTAATTTTTGTAACTCATTTAGTCCCCTTTCACATAATGAAATAGGCGGGCTATTGCCCGCCCTTGGTCAGCCTTTAGGCTTCCTCAACATACCAGAAATGAATGTTTTCAAAAAGTGAAAGACTGGTCATGTAGTGATGATGATAGAAATAATTATAGGTCATGTTGCGAGGGTTGCGGATTGCTTCCATGTGTACCAACTTGTCTTTGTTAATGATAGATTTTGCTGAGATAAGGAAAGCAACTGGCTTACGTCCATTGTTTGCACCCTCTCCCGTGAATTTTTCAAAATCATCTACTACGATAGTGCGAGCAAGTACGCTGGCTTTATCCATGTTAAAGGCGTTAGCCAAAAGCATGTCAAGATGTGTAGAAAATTCTGCGGAGATAACCAGATACTGGTCTTCGATTGCCGTCATATTTGGCACGCCTACAGGATTGTTAAACGTTGTACGGCTTGGGATTGTGAAACGTTTAGACAAGTTGATTAGGGACTGGTTAAAGTCTACAACAAAGTCTTGTTTGTTTTCGTCAATCTTCGTACCTGCCACCGTGATTTTCTTAGCCTTGCCTTTAAGGTCAGTATAGCTGACTTCTGCAAGTGATTTCTCAAGTACGCCTTTAACCGCTTGGTACTCGTCCAGCGTGTCGGATGAAAGCAATGATGTAAACATTTTGTCCACAAACTCATCAAACGCCATGTCAGAAACAAAGGCTTTCTGAATCCAAGCACGTTCAAAAGTACGCTCATAGTAGTTTTCATTGTTCAAAGTGTGATAAAAGACTTCGATGTCTGTATCAGCGAACTTAAACGGAGAAACGTCTGATTTTGCGTCATAGGTTTTCTTCTCTGCTGGGTGTACGTAGATTTCTTGCAATGTGTCCCCGAACTCAAAAGTTTCAGACTTGAAAATAGCAAGCGGATTTTCATAAGTAAGGGCTTTAATAACTGTAGAGCCAATGCGGTTTACAAGAGCTGTGAAAAACTCGTTGGCATGCTTTTGAAAATCCTGATATGGGACTGTTGCGTGGTTAATGCGTGCGCCCTCAAGTACAGGAATATCCGCCTGATAGTCAGCACTGGCACGGGTGCGGATAGAGTTCAATAGGTCAATGTTTGAGACTTGTTTGCCCGTTTGACCTGATAAAAAAGTGGTAATTTTATTAGCCATGTTATTCTTCTCCCTCTTCTACGATGTTTTCGTGGTCAATATTCATTTCTACGCCCTCAACTTCACTTGCTGGGGCTTGCGCTGGATAATTTGGAACTTCCTGCGCTGGTGTGTCAGCAGGCATAACTGCTGGCGGAGTAACTTCTGCGACTGTCTCTGGTTCGTCCTTGAGTGCGTCTAGTGCGTTGTTAGGATACCAGTTAATTGATTTTGAAAATGGTTTCATCTTCTTTTTCCTTTCTATTAAATAACAGCATTGATTGCTGATACTACGCTCATATCTTCTTGTGCTTGTTTCATGATTTCATCTTGCTGTCCTAAACGACGGTAAAGTTCGTTATTAGCTGAACGTAAGTTACCGTTTTTCAAGTTTAGGCGCTCAACGTCTTCATTCAAGACTGAGACAACTGTGTCAACTTCTCCGACAAAAGCCTTGATGTCAATCAAGTCAGCCGTTAGGCTCTCAATTTCTTCATCGTTTCCGACTTTTGCCATTGCAGCGTCTAGCACTGCTAGGCATTCTTGTGAAGTCATAGCCCTCTCCTTTCAATTTTTAAACAAAGTATATCATACTTGACAAAATAAAGCAAGTATGATATGATAAACCTGTAAGGCTTTTCAAGGCTTGTCTAGTGCTGGCAAGATGGTTACACCTCAAGGGGTGCTTGCTGGTGCGAGTCATTCTAACCAACTGACTTTTCAAGCCATGAAAAACGCTTTATAATTGGAGCTTTCCCGATTGGGAAGGCTCTTTTTTATTTTCCAAACAATCCAGCGAACGGGTTCACGGGTTGCACTTCTTCAAGAGTCAGCACGTCTTCCATCATCAAGGCATTTAGGCGGAAAAAGTCGTTACCGTTATCTCCACCCTCTACGAACATAATCGCAACATGCACGGGGATTTCTGTTTTGTAGTTCGGGGTTTTCTTAACCGTGATTTCTCCTGTTTCTGGATTCACGTCTTCATAAGATACACCAAAGTTGACTTCTTCAAAGTCCGTTTCACTTGTGAAAATTTTCACGTTTTCGGTTGCCTTAACAATAAAGTAAGGGCGAGCGTCTGGGTCTTTTTCTGTATCTGGTGTGTAAAGTTGTAAACCAAAATCAATCAGCTTTTGAGCGTCTTCTTCTGTCGCTGGGACAAGGTACACGGCTTTAGTCGCTTTTTTCTGCTTATACTTACCGTCTGACTTGTTAGATGTCGCTGTGATGGTAGCCTGTGCTACAACTGTGTCAAAATTTTCATGCTTTGCTTGTTTTTTAGCCATTTGTTTTATCTCCGTTTGTTGATTTTAAAAATTTTAATGGTGTGATGATTGTATTGAGATTTTCTAAATCGTTTTGACGATTCTTTGATTTCTCGTAACAATCGTAAAGAGCATTAGAAGAAAGAGAGTAGATTTTGTTTTCTTCTAAATAGCAACATAGATTGTAAAAAGCATTGATTGAAATTTTATCAAATTCTTGTGAAACAAATTGATAAAGGTTCATCATGTAGTCAAAATCTTCATAGGCATAATGTGCTTTTAGATAGGACTTTAGAAAAATAGTGTTTTTGGGTGCGTTGCTGGATTTCTGAAAGTAGTACCCTTTTTTATTTTTAACCTGTTGGGTGTGTAACAATTTTTTGAAAAAGGAGCGGTAAACCGACAATACAAAGCCATCAAACCAAGTAATCTGTTTCCCTGATTTTAAAGGTTGTTTCATAAATTAGAGTACCTCCTTTAATCTGTTTACTTGCCCTTTTACCCTCAAATGTTGCCCCGATAACAAAATTTTCAAAAGTGATTTTTTCTTTGATTTCTGGGGTCATACCTGCGCCCTTAACGTCTAAATGCGTTGACCCGTCTTCTTGTATCAGTTCTTCGATGTAGAGTTTTGAGCGTAAATATTTTGCCTTTACGGCTCTACCCTCATGCGCCCACTTGCCGAACTCTGACGGGTCGATGTCAAGGACAAGGCTGTCAGAATGGAATAAGTGCAAGCTGTCTGTATCAGCATATAAGAAATTATCATAATTTTCTTGAGCGTTTGAAATGATAAAGTGACGGGCAATAGATGTAACGAATAACGCAACGGGTGCATAAACGGGTTGCACTTCTTCTTCATCGTCATTTTTAAAGCGTAATATACCTTTATCGTCCAGATATGCTAGTTTCTTAACAGATATGATTTTAGCGCCAAACTTCCCATATAAGCTATTAAGCATGATTTTAGCTTTTTGCTTCTCTGCTGGGCTTTGTGCATTTTCTTTTTTGTATCTGTAAGTTGTGATATAGTCATCAAATAGCCCTGATTCTGTCTGAAATTCAAGTGTTTCAACGTACATGATAGAACTATCATAATGTTTTAAAAATAGGTCAAGGTCAAAATTAGTCAGATATAAGTCTATAACCTCATTTTTAGATGTGGTCACATAATCGCTAGTTCTGACACCAATTCTTAAAGCGTCAAGTTTGCGCTTAATTTGTATCGTTGGGAGGTAGCCACGTTTTAAGTCAAAATCGGCTTTAATGTGGTAAATATAGTAGTGGTCTTGCTTTATCTCCTTAGGCTTCCCTTTGTAGCGCTTCGGTGTACCGATTGGGAGGGCATTTTGCAACATAGTAGCTGGGTACATGCTGTTAATGTCGTAAATGTCTATTAGCTGGTTTAAGGTTCGCCCCTGTGTTTTTGGATTGGCAAACGTCCAGCCCCCACGGTAAGCCTTACGGCAAAAGTCGTCCACCTTTTCATCAAGGATTGGGAAAAAGTCTCTGAATTTTCGTTTAGACTTCCTGAAAATCCGTTTAAACTCGGTCAGCGCTTCACTTGCTGATGTGTACTTTGTGAAATTTTCTTCATAGTACATAGCAAAGATACCACGAGCTAAAATGGCAACGTCTACATGAATGTAGTCAATCCATTCTGGCTTAATCACTTCTGGCTTATGTTTTAGCAAGGGTGTAGTCCCTTTGGCTATTGGCATTTTAAAAAGCCCTGCCATCGTAGCGATTGAGAAATTAAGGATTTTTAGGGAGTCTCTAAAAGTCAGCGTAAAGTCTGGAAATTCTAGCGTAATAGAATACCATACGCCCATATCGTTTATAAAGTAAGTACATTCTATATCATTATCCAGAAAGAAAGATAACAAGAAAGAGCCGTCAAACTTGAGATTGTGGAAGAATATGATAAATTCATCTTCTCCCGTCTCGGTATAGGTCTTATCTAAGTCCAGATAGAGCGATTTTAGAAAATCCTCTAGGCTGGTGTTTACCTTAAATGTGTCTAGCTTGTCATAGTCCACCACCTTTGCAAAACAAGATAGCCAAACCTCTGTTTCTTCCTCGTTTGTAGTCGTTTCAAAGTCGCCTGCATAGTAGCAAGTCACTTTTTACCTCGTTTCTTGCGTCTTCTCATGTCGCTGACAAACTGTTTAGAAAACTTATCTACATTATCAAGGATTTCACGAGCTAAGCTGTCCTGAAATTCAAAAGCCGTTTCCTTACCGTCCGTGTCTACGAAAACCATAACATTGTCAAAAGAAACCTTATCAGACGCCCCACCCGTCAGAAATGCGCCAAAGTTGCTGGCACTCATGCGCCTTATGCGTGATACCATGCTTTTAAAGGCTTTTTCTTGTGCTTTATTTCCTGCTTCTCTGGTGTTGTAGTGCATTTCTTCAAGCGCTTGTATATAGCGTTCTTTAGCTTCTCTGTCACGTTGTGAGCGGTATTCTTTGACCTCTTTAGCTGAATGAAAGCGGTTCAAGTCTGAGCGCTGAGAAGAGCGAAAGCCTTGGGTCAGCTTTTCAACTGAAAACTTATCCCCGTACCATGCTTTAGCCTTTTTTACATAGTCACTGGTGTAAACATGATTGCCAAATACTTGAGTACGTCCCTTGCTTTTAATCTCGTTGTAGGCACGTTCTAGCGCCTTGTCACTCATTCCTGAAAAGTTCCACCGTCCACCCATAAAGGCTTTTATTTCAGCATTAGATGCGCCCTGACGTTGTAACGTTCTTTTCTTTCTGGTTAAATAGTCCCGTTGTACCTTCCTTTGTTTTGGTGTTAAAGCCATTTACTTACACCCCTTCCGCTTGTTGTTCCTCTGCATGTTCTAAGGCGGTAGCGAAAGGGATAGAAGCCGTAAAGCTCTTATATTCATAGTCTACTACCTCAATAGTAAGATAACCCGTAAAACGTTCTTTCAGATAACGCTCTATATACGGGAGTTGTCTCCGTTGGTTGATTGTCACTGTCTCTGGTATGATAGTTACGTTTCCATCTTCATTCTTATAAAGATTGAAAGTTACCTGAGTAGCGTTAAAAGAGCATTTAATAGGTGTGTCAGTCAACTTTTCTTTTTCTCCTTTCTTTAAAATTTGCTTTTTACATTTAAGAAAATAAAGGTTATTTATTTTCTTATTTAAGTCTATCACAAACATTAAAATAATACAAGTGATAAACTTAATAAGAAAGTAAATTATTTATCAAGGCTTAAAATTGTAAAAACAATGAACTTTAAACGGTTAGCCGTCATATCTTCGCCTTTATATTGTGAGATAGGATAAATAAAATCTGTAATAAATTTATCAGACAAACCTAACCTTTCTGATAAAGAAGATAATACCCTGATACTCATAATAATCAAATCCTCGCTACAGATACCAGAAAACTCTGTAAACTGTTCTGGGTGGTATATCCACGATTTACTATTTAAACCTTTCCTTATTAGCTTATCAATGTTTTCTTCTGTTGTCTTAAATAGTTCCATTTTCCTTACCTCCTTAATTTTCAAATTTATAAATTTCATAATCATAGTTACATTGTTCTTCCATTGTATAGCAACTTTGATTGTATTTATAAATATATGATTCAACTACATCTTTTGCACCCTCGTCAGGTCTAACCATCATTGTATCAATAAATCTATTCCCGTTTAGTAGTTTAAACATCACATGAATTTTTGTCATCGTCTTTACCTCCTTAATAAACCCAAAATATATTGTTATCAACATGTCCAACCATCTTAACACCGTCAAGTGGTTTCATACCACGACCCTCTACTAAAATATAACCCTCTTTATCAATCCAAAAGTCATAACCATCAGCAAACTCTTCAAACGTTTGTTCATCTCTAAATTCGGTTTCCCATATTCCCATAAGTGTATCTTTTAATTTTTGTTCTGTAA